GCTGCCGACGTTCTTGCTCAAGCCAATGAGCTGCATCTCGGCGCCCTTAGCGGTAAGGAAGTTGCTCACCGTTTCGGGAGCGAAATCACCGTACTGCTCGGTGATGAAGAAGGAGGAGGACTGGGCCATCTCGCGGGATGCTTCGGGGATTGGGGTGGTGGGTTAGGCTCCTCCCCTGTCCGAAGACTTAGCAAATATACAACTCAATTTCGCATATCCAAACATTCACGCGAAAAAAGTTTGCATTTATGCGAGATAGTAGGAACCCGACCGGGAGGTGGTGAGCAGGTTGAGACACACGTACCGGACCGCATCGATGCCGTGGTTGTCCTTGTCCACGGGTCGGTTCAGGTTCCTTCCGTTCTTGTCCTGCTCCCATCGGTAGGCCCGGAGTTCCTTCTGTAGGTTCGTACTCTCGGCGGTAACCAGGAGCTTGTGGCGGCGCATTATGTCAATCCCCTGCCGTACCGAGTCCGGTCCCTTCCTTGCCGGCTTCACGTTGTGCCCTAATCGAAAGAGCTCCTCGATACTCTTTGGTTCGGCGGAGTCTGCGATGATGGTCTGCACGTCGAGCTTGTTCAGCTCCTCGGAGATGTCCGGGTTCGTGAGTCCGGTCGAGTACAACCGCTCGTGGAGAATCAGCGTATGCCCGTCTTGGTATACGTCGATGACGGCGGTGGGGTCGTTTGTGAATCCGAAGTCTAGGCCCGTCCCTATCCGCTTGCCGGCTATCTCTCCGACCTCCCAATGGAAGACGGCCGACTGGTTGACTCCCCTTTCTCCGAGGCCATAGATCCTCCAGTAATTCGGGTCCGCATCCTTGAGGCGTTCAATCTCTGCGATGGTGGCCCGGTCGAGGTAGGGGTTGTCCTTGTACGTGGTGCGGAAAAAGGACGCGTCCTCCCTCGGTATGACCTCCTCGTAGATCCAGTGATATTCGTCGGAGGGGTTGAAGTCGATAATCACCTTCCCCGTAGTCCGCAGGAGTAGCTGCCGCCAATCTTCGAGGCTGAGCTCGTTGGCCTCGTTCACGAATAGGATTTGACGCTTGCGGCCTCTGACCTTTTGGGGCTGGTCTACGCTGATGAACTCGACGAGGTTGCCCCAGAGGATGTATGTCGCCTCGCTCTTGTTGTGCTGGTCTACGTTGTATGCATCCTCCCTTTCCAGGATGGAGAAGAAGTCCCGCATCGCCGTTGCCCTCAGCGCGGGAAATGTCTTCCGGGCGATGGTGATGACCGCCCCGGCGTTCTCATTCTCGTAGCAGAGTTCGACGAGGCTCTGGAGTATCGAGTACGTCTTGCCCGATCGGGTTCCGCCCTGGTGTACTTGGATGCGGGAGGCGCACCCCTTGACGTGGTAGTAGGTGGCGGGCTGCCTCAACTCACGTCCGCGTTGTCATCGGTGAACCAGGAGAGCGGCTTCTTCTCTGCGACGGCTATCTCCTGACGCTCCACGTACCCCCGCCCCTTGCCCTTGGTCTTGAGGTAGAAGATCGTCGCCGCGGGGTTGCCATCCTTTATGAGCTTGTGAAGGTGGGATTCGGCGAAGTCAACGGCTACCTCTTGGATGTCGTCGACGGCTGCACGATATGCTTTGTCGGTTTGCATCCAGTCGTAATGAGTGGAGCGGTGAATGCCGACCACCTTGCACGCTTGCGTTATTACACCGAGGGCCTTCTCTAAAGCCTCAAGCATCGCCTTTTTTTTGTCCGTCGGATTCGTCGGATTCATGCTTCCCCTACTTCTATGACTGATTGCGGGTCGGGATATGGTTGCGGTATCTCTACCCACCAGCTATGGGCACGGTCCTTACCTGACATCCACACCTCAAATGTGAATTCTTCAGTGAATCCGTAATGGTCTACGGTGTGCCTCCACGCTCCGTTGTCCAACAGTTCCAGTATGAGGTAATTGTCTCCCGCTGTTGGCGGGTCCAGGGTGCAATGTCTCCACTTCATTTTTCCGACTGATTGATACATACGGCCACCCTCTGCACCATATCGGGAAACTCCCTCTTTGCGGTGTCGTCTGCGATGCAGCGGGCGACGAATTCGTTCTTACTCTCGCCCTCTTTTTTTTCGGGTAGTGGCATTATCCTCGGGGGTCGTAGCTGGCGTCTCCGGTACTTTCAAAGACGGGGGTGACGCTTAGGCTGTAGGTGGCGTGTTCGTACCTCATGGCCTTTTTTTTGGTCCGTGGGGTGGAGATGTGGCGCCTCATCATCAGCTCGGCGTGTTTCTTACTGGATACATACCACACCTCTCTCTCGTCCAATTCGGGGCAGGTAAAAACCGCCTTGTAAATCTCAGCCATGCAGGGCTAAATATAGCAGGATTGCGAGGACCCCGATATAACCGTAGAAGGTGGCGCGGTATGCGTAATCCTTACTCATGGATCTTGCCCTTGTAGTGCTGTATGATGCGCTCGGTTTCATGCTTGTAGTACTCCTTAAAGGTCCCGGTCGGGTCTTGCATCCACACCTTGTACAGGACGTTCCGTAGTCGTTGGCTTTGGCTCTTGGGTTCGTCGTACAGGTCCAGCTCCACCGCGTCCAATTCATCCACCTCATCGCGGTTCATCTTCTCCTCCCCCCGGAAGTACAGAATCCCGAACGTATCAACGAGGCGGTCTATGTCCGCTATCTCTCCGGAGGTCTTCTCCTGGGTGATGAAGCGGAGGGAGACGGAGCGGTCCTTCCTGCGTTGGTACCCGTCAAGCTGGCCGGCGGTGAGGATTTTCAAAATAGCGTGAGTTGGTTCTCCGGGTCGTAGTAAGTCTCGTATTCGGTGATGACCGTTACGCCTCCATTGGTGCGGTATTGCCAAGCCGTTGCGAGCTGCTTGCGTCCATCCTTTTCGACGATGTTCTGGAAGAGGATACGGTCGCGCTTCAAAACAGATTCAGTTGATTGTGCTTTGGTTGACGTGTTTCCCAGACGGCATACCCTCCCGAGGTCTTGTGCTTCCATATGCGCACTATTATCTCCACGCCGTCCTCCCGCGTCTCCTTGTAGCTTCCTATTTCCCTTGTGCCGGGGCTGTTTAAGTATGGATTCAAAACAGGTCGAGTTGATTCGCTGGCTGCGGCAGTAGTTCCCACTCCGTGCGGCGCAGGGTATAGGTGTCCTCGTGGCCGGGCGGGGTACAGTCCCACGTCGTGGCCTTGTATCGCTTCCCGTCCTTCTCGTGGATCTTCGTGAATAGGATTTCTCGCTTTGTCATTCCGCAGCTAATGTCATCCCGTGCTCCTGGCAGAGCCGCTCGATTTCATTCACGGTATTCTCTCCAACTCCACGGAATCGCATCCAGTCCTTTCGGCTGTATTGGGTCAGGTCCTCGACGGAGTTGAACATGGCCAACCGATGAAGCACGTTCCAAGCGCGTTGGGGTAGCTTGTTGAATTCCTCGGGCATATTGTATACCGACGGTCCTGCGGCAGCTCTACGCTCGACGAAGAGGTCGATGGAGTCCGAGGTGATACGGGTTACGCCTGGCAAGATGTCGAAGGCTTGTATTTGGTTGCTCTTCATCAGTCCGTAGACGTAAGGTAGATCGACTTGCAGCATTTCGCCGACCTGTTTGGGGGTGTAATATTGGCGCATTATTGGTGTGTTTTTCCGCAATATAACCAAAATTCCCCTTGTTTTTTTAGAGTTTGCCCTCCTCCCTCATCACCTTCTCGGCCCACCGTTTCCCGGCCAGCCCTCCCCACAGAAGATACGAAATAGTTCCGCAAGCCTGCGTATCTGACTCGTCGTAATACTCCTCGGCGCGGGAAAGATATGAATACATACGCTGTACGGTATCGAAGCTGACCGCCTGCCCTTGGGCTAGTTGCTGGGCGCGGACCTTCCCGACTTGGGTGGCGCACTTATTGCCGACCTTCTCATTTAGCTCGATGCCCTTCTTCGCGTTGTTCGATACCGCGTCGGGGTAGTCGCTCCAGGTCTTAAGGTTTACACGTATACTCATATGCTCGTTGTAGTTTCTCGACCATGCTCTTGTTCTTTCCGGTACAGTTGCAGGGCCTTTCGTTGGCGTTGAAGGTGCGATTGAAGATGCCGTAGATATCGCGCCACTGGGCACGCGATAGGCGGGCTCCCGATTTCTTGGAATCCTCGATGGACGGGAGCAGCTCCCCGAACGCTTGGAAATCCTCCTCGGACATCTCGACATTCCTACCGGGAAAGAGGGCGTTCAGCTTCGCGCGGCGCTCCTCGCACCCGCAATCCTTCACGACGGCTTTGACGGCTTTATCTATCCCCGTCGCCTTCGTGAACTGCGCGATC